TGTAATTGATTTAGTACCTTATAATAGTACTATTGGAACCGTAACAAACCAAGCTGCAGGATATGATACATCATACTCAGCTACATATTGGCCATGGTTACAAACAATCGACGCAGCTACTGGACAGACAGTTTGGGCGCCAGCTTCAACGTATATTCCAGCAGTATATGCATTTACTGATGCATCTTCAGACCCATGGTTCGCACCAGCAGGTCTAATTAGAGGAGCTTTAGGAAGTGTAATTAGAGCTGAAAGAAAATTAACATCAGGTAATAGAGATACATTATACGAAGCAAATGTTAACCCAATTGCTACATTCCCAGGAAGTGGAGTTGTAGTATTTGGACAGAAAACTTTACAGAAAAGAGCAAGTGCTTTAGATCGTGTAAATGTACGTAGATTATTAATTGCTTTAAAAAGCTATATTACTCAAGTATCAGATAACTTAGTATTTGAACAAAATACAATCGCTACAAGAAATAATTTCTTAGCACAAGTTAACCCATACTTAGAATCAGTACAACAAAGACAAGGATTATATGCTTTCCAAGTTGTAATGGATGAGACAAACAACACACCAGATGTTATTGATAGAAATGAGCTAGTAGGACAAATTTACCTACAACCAACTAAAACAGCTGAATTCGTAATTTTAGATTTCAATGTTTTACCAACTGGAGCAACATTTCCTGAATAAAAACAAAATATAATAATATTTATAATAAAATAAAATAAAATGGCAGTATTAGACCCAAACGAAATATTTTATACAGCTTTTGAGCCAAAGCAACAGAACAGATTTATCATGTATGTTGATGGGATTCCTTCATACCAAATTAAAGGTATGGGAGCTGTTTCATTAACTCAAGGATCAGTTCAGTTAAACCATATTAACGTTGCAAGATATGTTAAAGGTAAAACACTTTGGAATACAATTCAAATGACGTTATTTGATCCAATTACTCCAAGTGGTGCTCAAGCAGTAATGGAGTGGGTTAGACTACACCACGAATCTGTAACAGGTAGAGATGGGTATAGTGATTTCTATAAAAAAGATTTAACTATGAACGTATTAGGACCTGTAGGTGATATCGTATCTGAATGGATTATCAAAGGAGCAATGATTACAGAAGCTACTTTTGGAGATTACAATTGGGATAACGAAAGTGCTGCTGTTGAATTACAAATAACAGTACAACCTGATTATTGTATATTAAATTTCTAAAAAATAATTTTTTTACCCTTCCTTTTGAAAATTGCTTGGCTTCGGCCAAGCTTTTTTTTATATTGGTTGTTAATATTAAACGGAAAGTTCTTTAACATTTAAAAAAGAACAAAATATGGAAAATTTAGAATTTATGTTAGGTGTCCTATCCACAGTAGGTGTATTCTTAGTAGGGTATGCTTCGATAGGAGTGTTTAAGGTGAAAGCCAAAGTTAAAGATGTCATACAATCTGTAGATAATGCTTATCTAGCTATGGATGAAATAGGCAAAGACTATCAGAAACAGATAAGTGACGTAGAATTAGATTATCAAAACCAAATTGATGAAATTTATAGACAAATGGATTCAAGATTTGATAAGTTTGAAAATAGAATAAATAAATAAATAATAACCGTTTTAAGAACTTTCCTGTTTAATATTTATCAACGATAACAAAGTTTTAATTAAATAAAGATTATATGAGCGAATTTAAATTCCCAACCGAAGAAGTAGAATTACCATCTAAAGGATTAATCTACTCTAAAGACAACCCCTTATCTAGTGGTAAAGTAGAAGTAAAATATATGACAGCAAAGGAAGAAGATATTCTTTCTAACCAATCATTTATTCAAAAAGGTGTTGTATTAGATAAACTATTAAAATCAGTAATAATAGATAAAGACATAAACATTGATGATTTAATTGTAGGCGATAAAAATGCATTATTAATAGCAACCCGTGTTTTAGGATATGGTAAAGACTACAATATTGAAATTAAGGGACAATCTTATACTTTAGATATGACTACCCTAGAACATAAAGATATTGATGAATCAATATTTGTAAGAGGTGAAAATGAATTTCATTTTACAACACCCTCTACTGGTACAGTTTTAACTTACAAACTAGCTACAGGTAAAATTGAAAAACAAATAGATAGGGAAATAGCTGGTCTTAAAAAAATTAATAAAGAAAATTCATCAGATTTAACTACAAGACTAAAATATTTAATTTCTTCAGTGGATGGAGATAGTGAATCAAAAACTATTAGGGAATTTGTAGATTATAAATTTTTAGCAAGAGACTCTAGAGCATTTAGAGAACACGTAAATGCAACTCAACCTGATGTAAATTTAAATTATATTTTAGATAATGGAGAGGAGGTTTTAATCCCTATTGGGATTAACTTTTTTTGGCCTGACTTTAACTAATGCCCCTCAGGCTAGAATTAACCTTTTTAACATAATACATCAAATAATTTTTCACGGTAAAGGTGGATATGATTTTTATACAGTATATAACATGCCTATATGGTTAAGAAAATATACATATAATGAGATTAAAAAGTTTTACGATGATGAAAAACAATCCCACGAAAATGCTTCTAAGGGTGGAAAGGGTTCTAAAAACTTAGTTAACCCTGACGGTAAAGTAAATGTTCCTGCATTTGCTGAAGCAAGTAAACCATATAAGGGTCAAACAAGTTATAAGTAGTAATATTTATAATAAAATATCTATATGCCTAGCCAATCTGAAAATCAAGCACTTTCTATAAAGGAATTAATAGCGGAACAAAATTCGTTATTAAAAGAACAGCTAAGGATAGAAAATGATCGTTTAAAAACAAATAAAGACAATTTAGTTGCCCAGCAAGATGTATCTAATGAAGTAAAATCCCAACTTCAATCATTTAAACAACAAAAAGCAGAAAAATCTGCTATTTTAAGGTCTACCAACTCTATATCTAAAATTCAAGAAGATCTTTCTGTATTAGATCGAAAAGAATTAACTAATACTAAAGCAATTAATAAGCTAAAAAATAATCAATTAAAAATTGATAAAGATATTCGTTTACTTGGGATTACAAAAAAGAAAATTTTAGAGGATTCAAAGTTTTTAACAAAACAACAAATAGAAGATGCTGTAATATTAGCAGGTAGTATTGATGAACAAGTAGAAAAAGCAATTAAACTTAATAAAGAATTAAAATCTACAGTAAACTTATCTGAAAACCTAGATAAAAATTTTGGTACAACTAGTTTTAATTTTCTTGAAGATTTAACCACTAAAATTCCAGGTTTAAGTGCTTTAAGCAAACCTTTTTCAACAGCCGCAGATGCTGCTAGAGATATGTCATCTGGGATTGAAAGTGCTATTATGAGTGGTGGTGAAGGTTTATCAAAAGATAGACTTAAAGAATTAGGTCTTGATGAATTAACTAAATCTAAAACAAAAGTTGATAAAGAAGGAAATGCTAAACAACTTACAGGGACATCAGCCGTAAGTGTACTTAAAGGGATATCCCCTGCTGAAAAAAGTATGTTAGCATTAAAAGCTGGGTTTAAAGAATTAGGACCTATTATAAAAAAGGCAATACCTTTATTCCTAGTAGTAGAATTTCTTGGAGCCTTAAAAGCATCAGACAAAGCAACGGGTGAATTAGCTAAAAGTATGAATATGTCATACAGCGAAGCAAATTTAATGCGTCAAGAACTTAATTCTATTGCTAATCTTTCAGGAGATGTATTAATAAATACAAAGGGATTACAAGAATCTCTTATGGCTGTAAATGCTGAATTAGGTACTAGTGTAATGCTTAATTCTGAAAATTTAAAAACTTATACTCTACTAAGAGAAGCATCAGGTCTTACAATGGAAGACCAAAAAGGTTTAGTTTCTTTAACTAATGCTACTAAGGGTAATGCTGAGGATATTACAAAAGAATTTTTAGGTGCTGCAAGAGCATCTGCTACTAAAAATAAATCAGTTCTAAATGAAAAAACTCTATTAAAAGATATTTCAAATATATCAGCAGCTACAACTTTATCTTTTGGTAAGGATGCGGGCTTAATAGGAGAAACTGTTGCTACAGTAAAAGCTTTAGGTATGGAAATGTCTAAAGTGGATGCAATAGCAAGTAGTTTACTTGATTTTGAATCTTCTATTGAAAATGAATTGCAAGCTGAACTATTACTTAATAAAGATATTAATTTAGAAAAAGCAAGACAAGCTGCATTAAATAATGACTTTAAAACAGTAGCAGAAGAAATTGCTAAACAAGCAGGTAATTCAGCTGAGTTTGCTGCTATGAATAGAATACAGCAAGATGCATTAGCTAAGGCTGTTGGTATGAATAGAGAAGAATTAGCAAAAACTTTATTTGTTCAAGAACAAATAGGAAATGTATCAGAAGAAGAAGCAAATTTAAGAGAACAAAGAATAAACAAATTACAAGCTGAAGGTTTATCTAATGAACAAATTAAAAAGAAACTTGGTGAAGAATCTTTTGAAAGTTTAAAAAACCAAGCATCTGTACAAGAAAGATTAAATAAATCTGTTGAAAAATTACGAGAACTCTTTATATCTATAGCAGATCCTGTAATGCAACTTATATCACCTATAGTAGACCTCCTTATACCCGCAGTAGGTGCTTTAGGAATAGTTTTTAATGGGATAGGTGGTACTATAAGATACATTGTAGATTCGGTTAATGGTATAGTAGGAGTATTTACAGGAGCTAATGAACAATTAAGTATAATGCAAACTATAGTTGGTTCTATAGCAATAGGTTATGCTTCAATATTAGCAATCCAAAAAATAAAGGCGGGATGGGATGCTTTATCCCTAATAATGGAAAAGAGAAAAGCTAATGCTCAAAAGAAAGGATTATTAGGTTTAATTTCTGAAATGGCTATGAAAGCTTTTAATGCTCTAGGAGGTATTCCTGTTATTGGTCCCGCTTTAGGTATAGCAGCAGCAATAGCAGCTGCAACATTAGGATATTCCTACTACAACAAAGCAGGAGATATTAACTCCCCAGCAGATGGTAAAACTCAAATTTCAACAAAAGAAGGAGGTTTATTTGAATTATCATCAAATGATGACATTATAGCAGCCCCAGGGGCTTCAAAAGCAATGGCTAAAGCAGCACAAGGTGGAGGAAATGCACCTATGGTTGTTCAACAAAACAATGAACAAACAGCAAAAACAAATGATTTATTAGGGGAGATGGTTAAATATATTAAAACACAACCACAATTATCAGCTGTAGGATTATACGAAGTACAATAATTTAATATTTATAATAAAACAAACAATTATGAGCTTATTAAACAAATTAATATCAGGACAAGCATCCGCAACAAGTTTAAATGGAGCAACTCCATCTACACCAGAATTTGCATCATCAACTTTACATAGACAATATTCTACTATAGGAGACCCTGATGCGGCATCTGTAACCCCAGTAAACGGAGTTTTACCTCCACCTTCAACTTTAGAATCCCCAGCAGAACCTACAAGATATTTAAACAACCTTCCAGGATAGTAGGATATGGGATTAGTTAACTTAACAACCAACCTTAAATCTTTAAGGTATGGTAAAGATACAATTGGAGGAGGTAGTAGTAACCAACCTTACGTAAAAAAATCAATACCTGATAAATTTTCTGATGTAGGAAGAACAGGAGGTCCAGATTTTTTATTACGAGGAGGTACACTATTACCTAAGATTGTAGTTAACGATGTCTCAAGAATGACTAAAATGTTTTTTGACTTTAAGTCACCAGCAGGTCCCTTATTTTTCATAAAACAAAATTTATTATCTTTAACAAATGTTAATTCCCAAGAAGGATATGTAGCATTTAAAAATGAAGATACTCCTTCAGACACAACAACTGCTATTGGAGATCTTTTACGTAGTATAGTACCCCCATTAAATCAAGGTATATATACACCCCTATCTACTATAGCCCAATCAGCTGGTAATGCTTTAGGACTTCATTTGGATAAACAAGGTTTAGGGTTTAACTTTAAAACTACAATTGGATCACCAGATGGAAATACTCTTTTAGGTTTACCTACTTATTTAAATACAATACATACTAATGCAACTGATGGAAACAAAAGTAGATTATTTGGCTTACTTGATAAAATAAATAATAATACAGGAGCTGATAATGATTTATATTCTTATTCTGGAGGGCCAGGTGCTACTTTAGGTGTGGGTAAAACCACCATTAGAATGGTAAGTGACCAAAGAACAGGTATTAATAATCCTAAACTAAAATTAAAAGATAGTAGATTTATACCTCAACAATTTTTTCCAAATTACGGTATTGACTTAGATAACATATTTAAAACAAGTATATTTAACACATACCGTTCTTCTATATTTGGGTTTGAAACAGAATCTGGACGTTTATTTGATAAAGTTTTTGGTATTAGAGATGATAGTGTTTACGAACCAGGGTCATATCTAAAAACTGATACTGGTAAGTTAGTAAGTGGGACTCAACAATTTGTTCCCCGATTACAACTCACCCAAGATGAAATAGATACTAAAGAACCTGTCAGTAAAGGGGGATCAATTGGAAACTTTTCAAAACAATTTGAGGGAACAGATTATATTCCAAAATCTATAGATTATACCCAAAAGGGAAGAATAGAACAAAGAGTTAGTTTAGGAAACCCAGGTAAAAGAGCAAATAGAAGTAGTTACACAATAGGTAGAAGAGACATTGGCTCTTCAATAGATTCTACAGAAGGTAATGCAGGATATAAAAATGCTTTAGACCAAATAAATGCTTTACCTATTTATCAATCTGATTTTGTAACATCAGACCCTATTAAAAATGATTTAGTTAAATTTAGAATTGGAGTTATTTCTAATAAAGAACCAGATAAAAAGACATATATTCACTTTAGGGCTTTTATAAATAGTTTTGATGATAGTTATACTTCAGATTGGAAAAGTACTAACTATATGGGTAGAGGAGAAAAATTTTACAAATACGGAGGGTTTGATAGAAAAATATCTATGGATTGGACGGTAGCTGCTCAATCTAAACAAGAACTTATCCCAATGTGGCAAAAATTAAATTATCTAGCATCAGTTAATGCCCCTGACTATTCAGATACTGGGTATATGAGTGGTAATTTAATTACATTAACAGTAGGTGGGTATTTATATGAACAAGTAGGGATTATGACAGGTCTTTCTTTAGGTGTACCCCAAGAATCACCTTGGGATATAGCAATATCAGATACCTCTAATGCGACAAGAGATGCATCTGTTAAGGAAATGCCTATGATATGTAATGTATCTGGGTTTAATTTTATACCAATACATAATTTTGTACCTAAAGTACAAGAAAATGATTTTGCACAAGGTAGAGATTTTGGTGGTGGAAAATTTGTTGGAAAATACGGACAAGAACAATATATTGCCCTATCACAAACCGCTACAAATGGGAAAACCTTAGTTAATAATTATGGAGGTGAATCAAACAATTTAAATTATATACCAAAATAATGTCTAGATATACTAAAATAACAATAATAAAAAACCAAAATAAATTTGGATCCCCAACCCCAAGGTATTATCGTGGGGTAAAATATCCTCAAATTCCACTAAGTATTAACGATACTTATTTATATTCAGAAGAAGGGGATAGATTTGATATATTAGCACAACAATATTATGGTGATTCTAGTTTATGGTGGGTAATATCATCAGCAAATAATTTTTTAAACCAAGACTCATATTATCTCCCACTTGGGATTCAATTTCGAGTTCCTGCTAATGTAGGATTAATACAGGCAAATTACGATAGGTTAAATCAAAGAAGATAAAAAGTTATGGCAAGGTTAGTAGGGGAAGGAATTGAAGAATATACAACAGACCAAATTAAAATCCGCCAACAAATAGCGGGTAGTGGTTTTGGTGATAATACTAGATCCTTAGATTTTCTTCAAATCCAAAATAATAGAAATGCGTGGTTAAAATTAGGTTCTTCTGTTAGAATTTTAACAGCAAAACAAATGCTTGAAACCATTAAAAAACAACCAGAATACGAAAATCTAACCTTAGAAGAACTTGAAGATACTAGAACAACGGGTGTTGATAGATTAAAAGCCATTGGTTTAGATTCTAAAGGAAGATTTATGGGTAAGGGTTTAGCAACTGAAGCTGTATTATTTAATTCTTTATCTAAATTAACACCTTCTACATATAATGTAGATGATAAAGAAGTTAGTACTAAATCAACAAATGGTTCATATACCCCAAGATCAGGTGTAACAACTTCAACATCAGTATGGAATAGTAGTGCTTATGGTTTAGGTGGAAACCAACAAGGTTTAGACCA